AGAACTGTCAAGACCTGCCCCGCGTCGCCACCCTCCACTAGGGCATCGCCATGCTGTGCGGTTAGGTCTGTCGCCGGGTGTGGCGGCACCTGGTATCCGGGACACCAATCACCGTGACGCCGACGCCACTCAGCAACGACAGCTGCGCGGCTGCGTCGGGTTCGGCGCGCGTCCATCTTTGTCGGCCCCTGCGCTTGTCGCCGTTCAACCTCGGCCGCGTGCTCACGGCACCGGCCACGGTATACGGCAACATGCGGGCAACCGTCCTCGAAGCACGGGCGTGGTGCGCGTGGCATTGGCGCCGCCTCTCGTCTTGATCTAAAAGCTTGATGCCCGCACCCGGTATGATTGCGGGTTGTTGGTTTTGGGTGCGGGCGTTTTAAAACCCCCTTTGGGGCAAACACAGGATTGGAACTGTGTGCCCCTACAGGGGGTTGCAGTAGTGGGGGCCGCACACTAATGGGTGTCCAGTCCGATCAGCGGGGCCTCACGCACTGACTGTAGTCTACACACACCGGCGTTACACTTGTCAACCCCGCACACGTTTCAGCAGGTCACCGATGTTAACGCGGCCAGCCTCATCAACACGCACATGCCCCCGCGCGATCCACTGCCGCAGCGTCCCCGGCTTCACATCAACGGCAAACAGCGTGCGCAACACATCCACGGCAACGCTGCGCGCAATCCACTCAACCACAGCGCCCCCGATCTTGTCGGAACTCACGGGCGCTTGATCCATGCCTAATCGGCGCTCAAACCGGCCTACAGCCGCATCAAACCCATTAACCGCATCAATCACCCTCACATCGCCCCCCAACCCGTCTATGAGGCTCACAGCGCCTGATTCAACAACACCGGCCGCATACTCGCGCATCATGCGCGCCATACGCCGCACCCGGCCCGCATCACGCAGACTAGGAACCAACTCAGCCCCGATCAACGATCCGACCATCACACCCAGCCCCTCAGCAACTGCGATCCGATCATCCACCAACCCCACATTGCACGGCGGCCGCGAACCAAACCCCCCACCATGCGCGCCCCCATCAGATGAACCACTCACCCCAAAATCATTAATCAACTCACACTCATCCCACCAATCCCGAACAAACTCACAACAGGAAAGAAACCTAACAAGGGAAACATCACAAGAAGACAAAACAAAACCCTTAGAAAGAACAACCAACAACTACATGTAGTAGCTTACCAAAACACTCAATCCAGTAAAGAACATGAAGGTAGTAATAAAGGTCTTCCCGACCCGACCCGACCCGACCCGACCCGGTGGCAATGGAATAACCCACCCCCTTACCCTGGACATGGCAAGGGTACGGTTTCACAAATGCTAACCAGTTTTTGGGCACACCAAACCGGCGACCGACCAACGCAAAGACTAACCCAATCCACGCAAACGCCGAAAAAAAATTGCAAGCTACGCCACCATCACCGGCCACGCAACTTAAAAAGACAAAGCTTCGCCAAACATAATCAGCAAAGCTTTTCAACAAAAAGCGTTCGCCATGAGCTAAACCATTACCGCGCGGTATTGATCGCCTCACCACTGATAACCACAGCTGAATCAGACAAGCCCCCACTCCGCACACCGTCATCCCGACGGCACGTAAAGGCCCATCCACCCCGACGCGGGCATCTCTGGCTATATCCCGCGCCTGGAGAGTACTCCGTACTGGCTGTACGACAACTCATTTCACTGCTAAACCGACTGTTAACATCGCCTTCATCCTTTGCCCAGCTGGCTGCTGGAACCGGCGAAACATGCATCAACCCTGAGACTTCCCATACAAAAGCCGGAATTACGTGCGTGCGTGAGCACAACCGTAGCTGGCGTATCGTCTCCGCCTTGGATTTACCACCCTGTACAGGGCCACCAGACAGCGTTAGGTTCTGTTTACGATGCATTTCTAGGCGCGCCGCTTTCCCCTCTTACTTCCCCTTGCGCTTTTGTCACGCTCAGAGAATGGCCTCGCATTTAACCGCTGGCTGCGGCTGGATCGCTGAGGGGCATCACTAGTAGTTACTTTTTTCGATACCGGAGTTCCCCAGGCGTGGTTTCGCGGGGGAACTTCTGTCGGCACATCAACCTTTTCTGAATTGTCTAGGGGGTTGACGATGCCGAGTTTTCGGGCATATCGGCTCGTTACGCTAGGCCATTTACTCAAAGCCTCGATCAGACCCGGGCCATAAACCGGATTTTCCGGCGGGTCTAGGAGTGGGAACTCCCCTTCTGGATCATCAGACGCCGCGCGGCCTTCGTTGCACGCAGAACATGCTTGGACAAAATTAGCCGCCGTCGTTTGGGCATTAATATCTCGATGGTCAAAAGTCTGCCCTAAATCAGACCGGGTGTCTCCCCATTTGACCTCGCAGCCGCAATACCTGCACTCGTCCCCATCTCGCAAAAGAACAGGGACAACAAGGGAAGCTTTGCGACGATCGTTCTTCCTCTTATCTGCCTTTTTCTTATCATCTGTGCGAATCAAATGCACAAAATTATTGTCATCCAGCAGAGTCCAGACTTCTACGCCCTGGCTGTCATCACGACTGTCAGAACGCTTTGGCGTGAGCACGCCTATCTTTACTAGGTCGTTAATAACCTCTTGATGACCGGCGAAACCGCAAACCTGGATAACCATACCTTTAGTCACCTCGTAATCAGTCCACGCTACCGCCGAAGAAATAAACAAGGCCGTAGTAACGCCCTTGAGTTTGATTACCAGAGATTCATCTCCCCTAGTCGCAGCTAATTCTGCTGCCCACATCCAAACCTTGTGGTCATTGAACGTATCGGAAAACCGTGCCCAGGACATCTATAACCTCACCGAACCGGGGGCTAGAAACTTAAACATGATTCCTCCATACTGGACAACAAGGATTCTGGCTATGTAGGGGACTTGCCCCTAACTAGTTGGCAATCATGGACATCACACTACCTCGCCTTAGCACGGTAGCGCAACCTCCATAGCAGCCAACATACACAACGCTTGCGTGGCCACGCAAACGTGCCCCCCCCCCGAACAACCCCCTAAGCAGGCGCAAACCTCGGCCGCTTCACCCCCACACGCCGCACACCATCAGACGAACCCACATCCGAACCACCAGTGCGCGCCGGGCTATTTTCGGTGGCATCTTCTTCTTTTGATTCACGTGCGAATAGGCAAGCATTGACACACTGCATCCGCGCATAGATACCCGTCGAACCATCATGATTCTTTCGCGCCGATATAGTCAGCTGTGCTGTTTCTTCGGCGGCCATTGTCGCTATCGTTCGGGCCGCATCAGCCCCGATTGTGAAGCTTTCATTCTCCACGCTGATGTGATCACCGTTCGGCATTATCAGGGCGTTCACTGCGCTTCCATAGCTTGATGTTTTCACCACAACGCTATCGCATTTTTCCGGCTCTATCGCTTCATCCTTGACAAGCATTGTCTCAGGCATTGGGCAAATGCTGACTTCCGATGCTTCACCTTCTTCATTCACCGTTGGCTTTATGCTTCTCATGATATGCGCGGCGGCGTCTGCGGCGATTTCCCATTCCTTATCACGCGCATCATCATCGCCAAAAATAATCGGCACATGCGCGGTGAAATGCATCGTCTTTGCCCTGCCCGTAATGCTCACAACACCTTTGGCCGTTCGCATCGTCACCTTTTTATCGACGCCTTTTTTCGCCACGGCCGCAGCGATTTTCAACGCCTTCATCATCTCAGCGGCCTTTACGACCACAACGTTTTTCTTTTCCATTTCTTTTCCTTCCTATCCGAATTGCAGCACTTGCTGCCCTAGACGCTTTGCGATTACCTCGCAGTACCGTTCTTCCAACTCAATCGCAATTACTTTCTGCCCTAGATTCCTAGCAGCTATCACCGTGGCCCCGGTTCCCGCGAATGGATCAACGATGGTGCGGCCGCGCGGCATCCGCTCGATCAATCTTTCCATCAATCTCACCGGTTTAACGGTAGGGTGCCTAAACTTGTTTTCTTCACCATGCGACCCGCCACGCAGACCATCAACTGCAAGCACAGACCCGGCGCGCTTGAACCGGTATGGGCTGATTGCTTCTTCCATGCTCCAGGCTTTGCCTAGCATGTGGATTTCCTCGTGCGAGTGCCCGAAGGGTGATTTTAGGTTTCCCATACCCGGTGTTCCGGTTTTCCACCACACGAGTCGGTTTACTTCTCCTTCTGGTGGTTGTACTCGCCATGTTCCAAATACAACTCCAGCGGAGTTCTTATACCCCGGTGTAGTGTCATGTGCTAGCCATTCTCTGATTGCGGCGTCGCGTAACTCGGTTGATTCATCTCCTTTTACTCTCCATCCTTTTTCGTTTTTCCCTCTATACCCTGACTTGTACCCCATTCCATAGGGGGGGTCGGTCACGAGGTTACGGTGTGGCGCCCAGATTGGCAGCAACTCAGGGCTGAGCGCATCGCCGTGATATATGGTCACCCCGTCAATCTCATAGAATGGCTGGGGTGCCACGGCCTACCTCCCCTAGTGCTTCCAGGCTTTCCTTTGCTGCTTTCGCGGCTTCTTCCAATGCTTTCGCGGCGATGCTCAGCTTCGAGGCGAAATCTTCGAGGCGTATTTGCGCATCGATTACGGCTAGTGCTTCTTCATAAGAAACCTTGATTGGCTTATCGTCATCCACGAACACGCTTCCGTCTTCCCAGTCAAGCTCTACCATCCATGTGTTACCCGGCGCGCAGATTTCTTCTGGATCGTCAATCGCGTCTGCCTGATCGGCAATGCATTCGCAGACTATGCATATGTCGGTTTCTACCGCGTAATCATTGCACCATTCACCCATGACGTGCACCTCGTCATGATTGTAGTAGTCGTAGTTCCCAGGGTCGTTACCAAGGGCGTCTTTTTCCTCTTCTGTGCATTTTTCGCACTTGTGCCATGAGTGCTGATCTTCACGGCATGGGCAGTACACGACCTCCCATTCTCCCTCATCCGATACTTTGACGATGTGCGACTTGTCTGCTTTCGACATTTTTTAAATCCAATCTCCTATGATTCCTGTACAGTCGATACTTTCAGCTTGTTTTAGAGTTTCTTCCATTGCTCTTTCGCTCAGAACAGCAAATATTTCCTTTCCTGTTATTTGCCATTCGCCATGATTCCTTTGGCTTACTTTGTGCATTGAGCCGAAGATCATTACACCTATTTCGTCTTTTCCGGTCTTCCAGAAAATATCCGACAGCGCTTCCAAAATGCTTACTTCCCAGAACCGTTTTCGCTCTAGGATAAGTTTGCCCGCAAAGTTACGGTGTTCTTCTATCCCCATCATCCGAAAATCGGTCATGTACTGCTCACTCATGCCTTGCCGTGCGACAAGCTTCACGCCGCCTCCGACGTCATCTAGGACGACCCGGAACTGATCTGGCCTTTCTTCACTCTTCCACATATGGTTTCACATCCACGATGAAATCATCAAACCAGAAACTACGATTTTCGCCGCTCGCGAACACCATTTCAACCCTATCACCTTTAAGTTTCAATACGTCACCTTCACGCGTTACGCTCACCTCACCGAAATTAATATTTTCCATCTTCACAGACTCAATTCCCGTTTCAACAATGAAAAGATCAGCAACATCTATTGCCTGCATTTCCTGAGCAAAGAAATTGTAGTTAGGCGACTCATCCGGGCTTGTTTCATCAAGCACCGCTTGCATCAAAATGAACCCGCGATACCCATTAACTAGTTTTTCTTTCGCGAAAACATCCACGCCTTTAGCCCGAAAAACCAGATACAATCTCACTTCCATTACCTCCATTGCCTTACTTTCTTCTTGCACGTATCAAAATGGCAAGTATACAGCCGCTCGCGCCGAAGGTGAGCTATTTCAACTTCACCGGCCCGTAGATACTCTGCGCGGCCGCACGATATTCGCCAATGCCCATCATCAGAATGAACAAGATTCAACGGCATGTTTTTACCCGCAACCGTTTTCACCCATCTTATCGGCTCGCCGCAGTCACGACAAAGCGCATTCGGCGGCCTTCTTCCCTCATCCCACATTTCGTTGATCTACTTCATGAAGCATTTCCCTTAGCGCCTTACTTGAGTCGTAGATGCATGAGAATACAACCGTTTCCACCACTCTAGCCATTCCACGGAAACTACTTCTCATTACTCGCGCATAGGTTTCGTCTTTTTCTCGATTCACAAATTCCCCTGTCACCTCTTCCACGAACAGGGCAACCTGATTCGCAAAATCAGCATCTCTTTCGATTTTCCCATCAAGCTTCCAACCGAGCTTTTCCTCTAAGCTCATTTCCAATCTCCAATCTTTCCAATCGATTTGGACAATGCACACTTTATCCATCACCGCATGGCCACGCAAGCAGCCCCCCCCCCACTCAATCCATTTTCCCAGCTTCACCCGCTATCCACACCCCCAAATGGTCACCCCCGCTTGCAGTGCCACTTTACAAATCTTCCACGATTTTCTAAATTGTCACTTGTCGCCGAACGGTGGCGGCAGATTGGAAAATCGATATGTTCATCTTTGACTTACTAGCCCCCTTGTGTGGCGGCGTCGGCTTCACATCCATTGTCCTAATGAGCGCCGCCGCAATCTACAAAACTGTTACGGATTACGGCAACTTGACCTACACGGAAGGAACTCACCCTGATGATCACATTTAACCTGCGCGGACTTCCTCAGCCCATACGGTCCACCGGCCTCATCAGCGCACTAGTCGAGCACTATAAACGAATCATAGCGGTAGAAAAGCACCCCGTATCGCCAAATATCCTTGTCCTCGACGCAGCAACAGGAACCGTGATCGGCGAAGTGCAAAACCTTACCGGTGAAGACGAAACCAACACTGACCCCGATTACGCGGCTTTTCGCATCCGGCAAGCACACACACAAGAACGCAAGCTACAGATGGAACTGCGAACAGCGAAAGCGCACAAGAAGCAGCTCATCCGCGAAGCCGTAAGCCTTAAGCTTCTCACCTACCGCGACATTGCTAATCTGCTTCACCAGACGCCGCAGAACATCCGCAGCATTGCCCAACCCTCATCCTCAGAACTAGGAACAACCCATGCGAAATCTTGACAGCGCTAAATTCGTCGAGTCCCTTCTTAATGAAGAAGTCTTTCAGCTTCCCACTTCCGCAGACGATGAATTTCAAAAACTAGTTGATTCCGGCAAGAAGCTAACCGAATCCCTCGCGGAAAGCCTCAACCTGCAAACCCTTGCCGACCTCAAAGAATCAAACCCCCGTAACCCAGTCTACGCGGCGTGCCCACTAAACCCCTCAATGCCAGTAATACACAGCGAAACACAAAGCTACGCGCTTTCACTGACACTGAATAAGCACACAGCTGAAAACACGCCCGGAATTGACGTCTACACCCTGTCTGCATACCCCGTATGCTCCAGCCTCACAGGCTGCTACGTGCGCAATATAGTCGGATTCTCACGCCTGCTTAACCAAATCGCACGTCTCGACGTCTTCGGCATCGATGGGTTTATAGATTCTCTCTAGCCGCTCCGACCTGCAACAACAAGCACACACCACCCCCAAATAAGGGCAACGCACAACCAATGCATTGCGTGGCCACACAACGGGTGATAAGCTAAAACACGTCCACAACAAAAGGGGAACAAACCCCCACCAGATTGGAGATTGGAAATGAGCACCCCCTACACCTTCACCAGACCCCGCCCCGGCGTTTGGGAGGCAACCTACAACGATTACACGTTCGCAATCCTGGAACGCCATACCTGCGTTTCCTCAGTCGCCGGAACCGTTGACAACCGAGACCTGTGGGTTATCGTCGATCCACTTCAGGAGGCCAACATCCACACCCGCGACCCGAACCGCCTCCACCC